TTCTTGCGCACTTGTTTGCGGAACATTGTGAATGAAGCCTATCCTATTGATAAACTAGTCATAACAAAATCGCTCAGATCAGGTTACAAAAACCCGCAGCAAATTGCTCACAAAGTTTTGGCAGACAGAATGACCGCGAGGGATCCGGGAAATAAGCCGAGCTCGGGAGACCGCATTCCGTTTGTGTATGTTCATAATCCGAATAAGAAGGCACTTCAAGGCGATAAGATAGAAACGCCTACCTATATCAAAGAAGTCAACTTGAAGATAGACTATTCGCACTATATTACTAATCAAATTATGAAACCAGTGCAGCAAGTATTTGCTTTAGTCTTGGAAAAAATGTGGTCAATGAAAAACAAAACAGCAAAGATTGCAAAGTTCAAACGTGAAATCCAGGAACTCAAGAAGGTCACTCCGGAAGACAAATTTGAAGATAAATTGGAGAAGTTGAAAAATGCAGAAGTGAAAACCCTGTTGTTTGATGAATTCTTGAGAGAGACCAACAATCAAAAACAAGGGAATGTCCCCATTACTAGCCTCTTTGGATCCAAGAAGTAGGGTCGCCGGCGCCATTCTGTGTCCAATTTTGAGCGAAGCTTCATATTAAACACTCCAATATGCTGCCAATAAAGATAACAATCCTAGAAATTATTGCTTTTTCAGTCTCCCTCAAAAAACCACTTTTTTCTTTTCAAAAGTTTTTTTCGCTTTTAAAAAATGGACATAAAAAAATGTCCAATTTTGGGAGGGGTCTATTCCAATGGCCGAAAGACCCTTGAAAAAACGTGTGTTACCATTATGCTCTAATTTCTGTTTTTTTATTGAAAAATTTGTGAGCATAATTTTTTCAATATTTTCTGGGAATTTTAAGATGCGATAATTTAAATCTTAAAATTAAAATTTTTTATTTTAAGATAATTTAAAGATTATAATATAAGATTATAATATAATGCCTAAGAATGATATTGATTATTCAAGTACAATTATTTACAAAATAATTTGTAAAGATGAATGCATAACAGAGTTATATGTTGGACACACAACAAATTTTGTTCAAAGAAAATATCAACATAAGATAGCTTGCAATGATCTTAATAATAAATGCAAACTGTATGAAACTATAAGAAAAAATGGAGGATGGCAAAATTGGAATATGGAGATAGTTAATTTTTTTAACTGTTCTGACAGTTGTGAAGCAAGAAAAAAAGAACAAGAGTATTTTATAACACTAAATGCGACATTAAACAGTGTAGAACCATTCCCTACTCCAAAGGCAAAATTAAAGAAACCTGTTATAGAATCTCAAAATGACGCGATCTCATGCGTTTTGGATGCAACTTTGGATAACTTATCCGTAGAAAAAAATGCAAAGTTTTTTTGTAATTATTGTAACTTCAAAACACATAACAAAAATTCATTTAACATTCATATATCAAGACCTAAACATATAAGAATAACAAAAAATCTTGCAATAGACGCAGAAAAAAAATGTGATCCAAACCCTTATCTTTGTTGTTGTGGCAAAAAATACTTATATTCTTCTGGTCTCTCAAAACACAAAAAGTATTGTGAAGCAAATAAAAAATCCAAGGACCAACTACCAAAAAATGAGGTTATAGGTAGTCAGGATTTATTAATGTATTTAATGAAAGAGAACAAGGAATTTAAGGAGTTATTAATAGAACAAAATGCAAAAATAATGGAGTTGGCAAAAGAAGCGAAGGTGATCAATAATACTACCAATAATACCAACAACACCAACAACACAAATAATACCAATAATAATTTCAATATGAGTATTTTCTTGAATGAAAAGTGTGCAAATGCATTGAACATAATGGACTTTGTGAATCAAATGAATCTACAGTTGAGTGACTTGGAGTCTATTGGTCAATTAGGGTATGTCAATGGAATAAGCAAGATCTTTGTTCGTGAATTGAAGGAATTAGATGTTACAAAGCGTCCGATCCATTGTAGTGATTTGAAGAGAGAAGTGATGTATATAAAAAATAACAACGAATGGGAAAAAGACAATGAAGAAAGAGAGAATATGAAAAAAGCAATTCAATATGTTTCACAGAAAAATATGAAACAGTTGAAACAATGGAAAGAAGAAAATCCAGAATTTATGGATTCTCGTTCAAAGAAAAATGATCAATTTTCAAAGATAATGACAAATTCTTGCGGAGCAACAGATGAAGAAGACGAAAAGTTTTTCAATAAAATTATCAAAAATGTAGCAAAGGAGGTTGTTGTTGAAAAATAACACATTGTATATAATATTATGACCTATTTAGTGATAATATTATTCTGTTAATTTTTATTTTTTGTATCTACATCTAACATCTGAAAGAATTGTAAATTCCTTTGAAAAACTCAACCTTATCCCTGATAGAATAAGGATCGTAGTCATTTTGCGCATCCTCCAATGTGTACTCCTCATCACTTCCATCACTTCCATCACTTCCATCACTTGAAACAGACTCGGTATCAGAAGACACAGTGTAGTCGTGAGTCTCATTAATCTTAAGGTTAATATGCACTTGATCACTCGGTTTCGTCTTCTTTACAGAAGTAGATGATGCCTTCTTTGCAACAGTCTTCTTAATAGACGCAACCTTCTCTAGTGCCTTTTTTTCAGTTGTAACAGGAAACTCCCATCCACGGGCATCTTGCCATCCACTGGAAATCAGACCCTCATCAGCAAGTCTGTGTAAAATAGCACGGACTCCTCTCTTGTGAAGAGTTGCAATTTCGTGAACGCTTAGCTCCTTAAGCTCATATTCGTTGTGAAGACGATTGATCTCGTTTGAAGACCAAGGAAGGCCTTTTCTAAGTGGCATTTCATTCATAGTAGGCGTGGTTAAAGTCTGTTTTCTTGGCATATTATACTACAATAAGGTGTGATGTCTTTATATATTTTCATAAAATATATAAAATAATTATAAAGCATACATTTTAATGTATGAATCAATCTTTCTCTTGGTGAATATGATCATAACTACGCGCCCTATCGCGATTGTTATTTACTGAAAGAGAAACGCGAGGTTTATTGTTAGAAATATTACTCCAATTGCTATATGGCATAGAAATTTTTGAACACAACCATACTCCTAAAATGACCCACATTGTCTCCATTGTACTACCTCCAGTAGAAATGACCCAACGCAACGCCTTACATTGTGGCGTAACTGCAAGAATAGGGGTAATTATGAATCCCCAAAAAGAATATGGTGAACAAGTCGGCACATAGAGTTGACTTGCGCAAAAATGTAGGAATGCCCAAAGTAAATATATCTTACTTGCATCATAAACGACCAATACAAAATTAGATGCTGTTCTAAAAATAATGCATGTTTCTTCTGTAGAAATCATTTTACTAGTAGCAGTTTTTTGTTGTGAAGAATTAGATTTTTCTTCTTCAGTACTTGTTATCTCTTCATTATCGGATGATGCAGAAGAAGATAAACTAGTATCTTCTTCGTCACGTTTTGAATTATTTTGTTTTCCTCGTGTGTTCATTTCTATAAATTCATAACAAGATAATTTTATATTGTTTTATAATATTAATCAAAACCCCTTAAAAATCCTTCCAATATTATCTCATTATTGGAGGAATCATAAGTATATTGAGTGGTATCTGGAATAATACTATTTCTTGTAGCAGAGCTTATTAGTTGACTTAAAATCAAACCAGTTAAATTCGCAGTTGTGCTAAGTGGTCTGGAACTTGAACTTCTGTTTCTGGTTCTGTTTCTCTCTTCGTTCCTATTTTGAGATCTTGTTTGTGGAGGTGGAATTGATGTTGACTCTGATTGTTCACCGTTGTTTGTATCCGGTAGATTTTCTTCTATTGGATTTCCAGACATATCAGATGGAACAGATGCATTTGTTGAAGGTCTTACATAAGGGACATAATCGCGAATATCATAACGACAAACTGGACATCTTGGATTAGTTGCAAACCATGCTCTTATAGAATCATTGTGAAAAACGTGACCGCAACCGCGAATTTGAGTAACAACAGCGTTGATATCAAAAGGTTCTAGAGAGATGGGGCAGCTATTATTGACTGGACTCACCATTTGACAAAAAGGACCAACTAATGTTCCATCTGTTATTTGTTCATTACTTGGAAAGACAGGAACATTACTGTAAAACTGTTGTAAGAAATTAAGTGCGCTGTTATATCCTGTAGTTTCCCCTGTATTTCCAGAAGGATCAGCATAATGATGAGATGAATAATTGTATGAAGAGTCGGACCAATTATTAGTTTGATTATATGGAATATATTGGTGTTGGTATTCAAGAATATAAGGTTGACCATCAATGTAAATGCGACTATTGTTCAAAGTAGAAGAATTTGATCCTAAACCAGATGCTCTTTCAGAACCATAACTTGATCTTGGTCCACTAGACCCAGACCCAGACCCAGACCCAGACCCAGACCCAGACCCAGAATTTCTAATAATAGAATTTATATTGTTTCTGATTTCGTCTTGTGCTCTATAAAGTTCACTCATTTGACGAGAAATGTTATCATAAAATCCCTGATACATCAAAATTAATTCGCGTTCATCATAAGAAAGATTTAAGTTATTAATATAATTGTTATGATTGTTACTATGGCTATTACTGTTATTATTGTTGGATCTGGAATTATTTCTATTATAAAAAGGCCCATTATTATTACGACGACTATTCTGATTAGACATAAACTAACACAATATTAAATATAAAAAAAAAATGTTTAAATATATATTTTTATAATAATAATAAGTTACTAATAAGAATGCATAAGATTCAACAACATCAACAATATAAGAATAGGGGTCTTTCGGGCCTGGTCAATTTAGGCAATACTTGTTATGTCAATTCGTGTCTCCAAATTTTATCACATACATACGAACTTAATGATTTATTGAACAAAGAGGACTATAAGAAAAAAATCAAGAACATTTATGATTCAGCGATGATATTGGAATGGGATAATTTGAGGAAAATGATGTGGAGTGAAAACTGTGTAATTAGTCCAGGTAAGTTTATTGCGACAGTTCAGAAGTTAGCCCAAATCAAAGGAATGGATTTGTTCACTGGTTATTCTCAGAATGATTTACCAGAGTTTTTGATTTTCGTTATTGATTGTTTTCATAACTCTCTTTCAAGAGAAGTGAATATGACGATTAATGGTGAAGCGGAAAATGCCACAGACCAAATGGCAATCAAATGTTTTGAAATGATTAAGAATATGTATAAGAAAGATTATTCAGAAATATGGAATATTTTTTATGGTACACACGTTTCGCAGATTATTTCTATTGAAACTGGACAGGTATTGAGTTCAAGTCCTGAGCCATATTTTATGATCAATTTGCCGATTCCAGAAGGTAATAAGAGTCCTACATTACAAGATTGCTTTGACTGTTATGTGGAAGGTGAAATTTTAGAAGGGGAAAATGCGTGGTTCAATGAAGCCACACAAAAAAAGCAGGACGTGAAGAAAAAAATATCTTATTGGAGTTTCCCTTCGGTAATGGCAATAGATTTGAAACGATTCAATGCGAGTAATAGGAAGAATCAGATTTTAGTTGATTTTCCATTGGAAGGCCTAGATCTTTCCAAATATGTCATTGGTTATAAGCAGGATGAATATGTCTATGATTTATATGGCATTTGTCATCATAGTGGTGGAGTAGGTGGTGGTCATTATACTGCGTCAGTTAAAAATGCAAATGGGAAATGGTATCATTTTAATGACCGTGAGGTTGCAGAAATAAAAGACACTAAAAAGTTGATTAGTCCAAAGGCATATTGTCTCTTTTATAGAAAAAAACAATGTCAATAATATATAATATATATATATGGAAGTGAGTGCAAGTTCAGTTAGTCAAACAGATAATATTTATGATTATGTTAATGCGTATCTATTGAATCCGAGTGTATTTATTATAATTATTGTCGTTATTGTAGCATACATTGGAATATTTTTATCTTTAGGAAATAATAACAACAATAATAATAATAACGGAATGTTTGGACAGCAACAAACAGGATCTCAAGAAAGTAATCCAGCAAGTATAACATTGATTGTTATTACTGTAGGAATTTTTGTTGTATTAATAATCATAAATGGACTGCAATATTTCTTCAATATTGATATTGTAGCGTCGTTGAAGAATTTGGTAACAGGAGAGCCGCAAATCCAAGTGGAGGTGACCCAGCCCCAACCAGTAGAAAGCCCTCAAGCGCCATCCTATTCTAGGAAAAAGCAAGTGTTCAATATTCCGGGAAATTATTATGGATTTGAAGATGCGAAGGCATTATGCAAAGCTTATGATGGGCAATTAGCAACCTATGAACAAATAGAAGAGGCGTATAAAAAGGGTGGTGAATGGTGTAATTATGGTTGGTCTGACAAGCAAATGGCGCTGTTTCCTACACAACAAGCGACATTTGATCAATTGCAAACAATTCAAGGACACGAACACGATTGTGGGCGTCCTGGCATTAATGGTGGTTTCATTGATAACCCTCGCGTACAATTTGGTGTCAATTGTTATGGATATAAGCCGAGAATTACTAGCGAAGAAGAGGAGATGATGCAGAACACAAGTCCTTATCCAAGAACGGCCAAGGATATTGCGATGGAACAGCGTGTAGATCATTGGAGGAACAAGATCGCTGAAATTTTAGTTTCTCCTTTTAATTATAATAACTGGAACTCTTCAGCCTTTTGAAAAGGTTGAGTCAAACATAGTTTCACAATGGAGGAGAGAGATTTAATTCTCCAGAAAAAAATTGAAATGCTTTTAGTTGTAATTATTTAAAGTACAACTACAAGCAAACCCGAGTATCAAACTAAAATGACAGATTTCACTAGCCCAACCTCCACTATTAATATGGAGTTCAATCCTCAAAATATGATTATGAATGATTTTGGGATTATAAATATTCAAAACGACTTAGGCGTTCCAGTTGGAGACGCCCTCCCAATTGTTGAAGACCCTCCAGTTGATCAAGTTCCTCCAATTGTTGAAGTAGAAAATGAAGTGCACGACTGCGTTATAGACATAGCTGACTCGCAGCCCGAAGAGGAAGTCATATCAGCTACATTGGTTCTAGAAGAGCAGCTGTCAGTTTTGACACCACCTTTGGGTAAAGTGCAGATGGGAACTGCAAAAAAAGCACTCGGCAAGGGGCAAGACGCGCCTTATTGTGGTTCATTTGTAGACGAATTTGGCACTAAGGGTCATTATGTTGCACTTTACGATGGTCACGGCGGCAATGAGTGCATAAACGCAATCCGCACCTTCAAACAAGACGAGATTATGGCAGCTACCAATCCTGTGGATTGTGTCAGAGAAAAAATTCGTGACTACAGAAACCAGAAAAAATGCAATATGACCCACTCAGGCTCAACATTTGTCTATGCGAAGATCGTTACCGAGAACAGTGAATGCTCAGGCATTGGCTGTATCAGCATTGGAAACGTCGCTGACTCGGAACTTGCAGTCTACATCAACGGAGAACGCGTCTTTATGACGACCCCACAGATTGCACAAACTCCGGGAGAACTAGATCGTTTGACAAAAGAGGGGAGAGTTCATACTCATAAGAAAAATCTTGAACATAAACCCAAGATTCATACTGATAATAAGATCACTATGGAACGCGCTTACAACATCAACTTTATTGGAATGAACCCAATTGTTCCAACACAGTCGCTTGGACATAACGAGCTTACAGGATATGCGCCAGAGTTCAAGGTCATTACTTTTGATTTGGCAAAAGACGCCGTGAGGATTGTTGCTGCATCAGACGGCCTCTGGGATTTGCTAAATCTGGATTTTACTCAGGACAATGAAGCGGTTTTAAAAATGGATGCAGACTCACTTTGCTCATTTGCAGAGAAAAAATGGAAACAAGATTGGAAGTATTGCGCAGACAATAAAAATATGGAAAATTTTACAGTCACTAAATTTCCTTCGTACGATGACATTGGTATTGCGATTTACGATTACACTCCACATCAACCTTTAGAAAAGGTCGTAAGCTAAGCGGAGAGCCAAAACGCGAGTGAAGTGGGTGGAGACTTCGTTGAGCCAAAACGCGAGTGAAGTGGGTGGAGACTTCGTTGAGCCAAAATAATAGTCCCTGAAGGGATGAATGGAGACTTATAGTTAGATAGTTAGCAAAGCTCCCGAGTGAAGTGGGGGAAGAGTTATAGTTAGATAGTTAGGTAGCTAGGGTAATATAATCTAATTATTTTTCCTAGATTTTTTTCTATTTTTGGGTTTAGGATTATCTACGTGCTTTCTTGTCCCACGTTTTTTCAAAACTTTTTCTCTCTTCTCATCTTTCTTAGGTTGTTTCTCTTCCTTATGTTCCATTATTCCAAGGAGTTTTTCATAAAGATCACTGTTAATAACTCCATTTGATTCAGGGTCAGATTCTGCATAGTTATGCAAATTCTTCTTCTTGTTTTTTCCACCGCTTTGAGAGAAATAATACAAAGGCATTGCTAAATTGTCTAGAAGTGAGGGTCCTGAGTCACCACCTTCTTGCATTCCTTCTCCTTCAGGACTGGATCCAATAGTGAATCCACCACTCATCAATTTACCGCCTTCTTGATATAATGTGAAATCTTGGGCTTCTAATAATGCACTAGTCATATACATTATTTACATATAAATTTAATTTGTATTGGACCGCTTTATTTCAGGGACAATCTTGGTCTCACGCTTTGCCTTGACGTGATCAATAATTTGCTTGACTTGTGTGTCACTTTTAATGATTTCTGCCAAGGTTTTCTCTAAGTATTTGAATGTGAGTGGTTCTGTCACTTTGGTGTTGACGAATTTGAGTTTTCCATCACTGATTTGGATTGCCGAATTGGTTAAACTATTATTTTGCGCGTATTTTGATAAACTTCCTGTTAAAGAGTTGCGCTTTTCTCTCAAATCACGTACTTTATCGTTTAAAATTTTCAACTGGTTGTCAATAGATACCCAATCTTGCACTTGCTTCTCAAAACCCGAACTCATTTTATTCTAAAGTATTTGGATAAAATAAGTTTAATTCTTTCAACAAATGAAAAACTCTAATATATGTCACAGTTCTCTCTAAAACAAGTAAACAATTTAGGAAAGTTCCATCAGATCCCAGTTGAGAACAGAAAAATGGTCAATAAGGTCATTCTTTTTACAAACGCTAGGGATGAAAAAAACATCAAAGAATGGGCAGCCCATCACCTCCTCATCGGGTTTGATCTCATCTATATTTTTGATCACAAGTCCCAGGTTCCTATTGGACCTCAATTTGCCAATTTTGATAAGCGCGTTTTTGTGGAACGATGCGAAATGAATAGTCCGATCAAGTTGCCACTAATGATGCGTGCTGCAAAAGCCGCACAACTTTTAGGCGCGGATTGGATGATCTATTTAGATGCGGACGAGTTCATAATCCTCAACTATTTTAAGACCATAAAAGCTCTGCTATACGATTTTCACTTTGCTGATCAATTGGGAGTTAATTGGGTTTATTTTGGTACGAACAATCATATTAAAGAACCGGAAGGCCTAATCTTAGATAATTACACGAGATCAGATGGAACCTTGGATCAACATGTGAAATCGTTTGTCAGACCATCGCAAATAGTGAGTGCAACGAATCCGCACTTTTATAATATTAGGAATAAAGCGAGGAATGTCACGATTAATAAGAGATTTCAACCACCAGGACCATTTAATCATTGCAATTTGGAATACAGTCAAGTATTTGCGTATATTGCACATTATGTGTTTCAATCTGAGGAGACATATACAAGGCGTAAAGTGAATTTGCCGACAGATGATGTTGGTATATTCAGAAGCAAAGATCCAGCCATACATCAAAAACATAATTCAATAGAGAATTTATTACCGAAGGAGAGATATGCAGATAGAGTGCGAAAATTATTAGCACAATATGATCCAAATATTAAAATTGACAGTTCAGATTCATCAGAAAAAAATGTAATTGAATTATCAGAATAATATATTAGTTAATTCATTAATTAATATATTTTACACAATAATTCATGCTTATTTAGTGCTTTCTGTGCTTACGAGTGCGCTTAGCATAAGCATTTTGTGCAGCAAAAAGACCGAAAGGGACAAGAGCCTCTTGGATAACGGTACCTAAGAAACCACCCTTTTTGCTACGAGTTTGGCCGCGTTGTCTCTGACGACGTTGGCTACGACCACCTTGTGCTTGGGCCATTCTTTGGCGACGTTGGCTACGTCCACGACCACCCTTTTGTGAGTTATAGAAAGAAAGAGGGCTGCTTGGTTGAGAACCATCAAGACTTACAAGTTGATTACCCCATTGGCTGCCCTTAACAAAGACATTATCCCATTGTTGTTGACCATTGCCATATACAGATTGAACGTAAGAAGCTCCGTCGCTGTAACCACCAGAAGGAGCATTTCCTACACCTCCACGTTGGTGTCTTCCGCGTTTTTGTTGTCTTTGGCGACGTTGACTGCGTCCGCGTCCACCGGACATTTTCATACTAGTACTACCGCATTTAGACATTGTATATAAATTAAAGAGAAAATATTAATTTTAATCAAAGTCTAAATCTAAACCAATTTCCATTTTTCTCTAAATAACTTTAGTATGCTCATTTTTATTACGCAAAACAAGGATCAATAAAATCAATATTGCTAAAATCATTACAAAAATAGAAAAAACAAGAGTGAGTATAATATAAATATAAGGAGTTACTACAATAAATACCATATCCACCACTGGCGAAAACACTTTTTTCATTTCACATTTAATATCGTCACTCTTCAACATATCTAAACATTGTTGCACAAAGGTTTCTTTCATAATATATTTTATTTATGAAATAACATAAGGTTACTAACGCGTGATATTATTTGATTAATTTTCTATTGTTCCATTAATGGACAATATTATAGACCCATCAAATGATTTTGATTTTTCCAATTTATCTTTAGCAACTCCAACAGGGATTCAAGGAGGCGCGTATTTCACAAAAATTGAGCATAATAATAAGGCTCTTTATATTCAAACTCCTAAAAGTTTAACAAGACAAGGTTTTGTTAAAAATGGCAAAAAAATAGTTGTAGATTTAATGTTTACTAATAATGACGAGAGATTCATCACTTGGATAGAAAATTTAGAAACAAAATGCCAGGAATTGATTTATGAAAAGAGTGATTCATGGTTTCAAAATAAATTAGAACTCAATGATATTGAGACAGCATTTGCGTCACCTTTGAAAGTTTATAAATCCGGAAAGTTTTATTTGTTGCGCGTAAATGTGAAAATGAACTATTCTACCAATCTTCCGAGCATTAAAATATATGATGAGAGCGAGTTGCCGGTTAGTATGAGTGATATAAATGACACTACAAATATGATATCTATTTTAGAAGTACAGGGTATTAAGTTTTCTTCAAAGAGCTTTCAAATAGAAATAGAGCTGAAGCAAGCAATGGTTTTGAACACGGAAGTATTATTTGACAGTTGTTTAATCAAAACGTCATCAAAGAAGAGGGAAACTATGAAACATGACCCGCTTGTTTTTCAAATGATGACTGGCACTGATTTAAGTAAAACTTTAGAACATCAAGAAAGCAATGATGTTTTAGAAACAAATGAAGTGATAGAAGAGATTAAACAGTTACCTATTATAAAAGATATTGATACCACAACAGATGTATCAAAATATGAAGGCGAAAACAAAAACGCAGACAATGATGAATTGAAAGAAGTAGAGTTACAAATTGAGGAATTGAATGTGGATAATTTATTGACTTCAGAAAACGATGATTTGAAGGAATTTGATTTAAATTCTAACTTGAGTTCTTTAGAAACAATCACATTGAAAAAACCGAATCAAGTTTATTATGAAATTTACAAGGCTGCAAGGGAGAAAGCAAAGAAAGCGAAAAAGGATGCAATCCAAGCATTTTTAGAAGCCAAGAATATTAAGAAAACTTATATGTTAGATGAAATAGATGATAGCGATGAAAGTGATTTAGAAATGGAGGAGAATTGGGATGAAAGCATTGGAGAAGATTAATTTCCAGGAAAGAAATAGAGTTTTGTTTGTTTGTTTGTTTGTTTAGCATTTTTGGAGATTCATAGATCCATAGATTTGTTACTATTTAATTAAGAAGAATTAAACAGTATTGAAAAAAATATTTTATCATTAATTTTATATAATGAGCACTTCTTTGAAAAAGCTATGGTCTGAATATGGAATCGGCGCACTAATTGTATTATTATTTGTTGCATATGGAGTTAGTGTACTATCTAAGAACCTTACTGGTAAGGGTAAAGCCGGTTATGAATACAACGGTGAACAAATGAACTCCGCTTACAAGAACCCTGCTAATGCTGGTGGTTACAGTAATTCACAAAAGAAGTCTGGTCAACAAATGCAGACATCTGGTGTCCAACCTGCCAATCCTGATGGGCAAAACGAGGTCTTCGCTTCTGTTAGCGGCATTCCTACCCCTAGTGCTGGTATCCCAACTTCTTGCTCCAAGCCCAATATCCAAAACCCTGCTGATCTCCTTCCTAAGGATAACAACAGCCAATGGGCTCAACTCAACCCTTCTGGACAAGGTGCCCTTGCCAACATTAACTTGTTGAAGGCTGGTTACCACATTGGTATTGATACCATTGGTCAGACCTTGAGAAACGCCAACCAACAGATCCGTTCTGAACCCCCAAATCCTCTTCTTTACGTTGGCCCCTGGAATTTATCAACAATTTCCCCAGACACGATGCGACCACCGCTTGAAATTGGCTCTGGTCCTCAATAAATTTCTAATAATTTTTAAAATTATGCAGTCAATAATTTATAATAGTTGATCAAAATTTTTATATTCATCTTTTTTACAAATATAAATATTTTGAACCCTTTCTTCGTGTGATATTTTTATGATAACGTTATTTAATTCACTAATCCAATCAAATTTATTATGAAATACATCATCTTGTAATATTCTTATAATACTGTAACCATTTTCATTTGCACATTTCATTTTATATAAATCCATTTCTCTTGTTTCTTCTGGAGATAACCAATTAGAAATTTGTTGAAAATGTTGTGGACCGTCTATTTCAATTATAATTTTATATTTTTCAATTACAAAATCAAATGGTAAGTGTTTTATATTTTTACACCAATCAACTTTAAATTGACGTTTTAATGTTGGTTCAAAAATAATTATTTTATCGTAAAATATCTTTTCTGTTTTATTTACACAATAAGGACACCATACGCCTTTTGTTATATCACTTAATTGACACTCAAATATAGTACTACATATGTCACAACTAAATTTATATTTTTTATTTGTACTTTTAAATAACAATCTTGGATTAATTAATTTGTCATATAGATATTTACTTCTTTCTATAGATGCAAATGAATTGTTAAAACATTGT